CAATCAAAACCGCAAGATTTGACTTGGCTCTTGCGATAATATACGCCTATATGTTTATAAAATACACCGGATGTATATTTATAAGATGTGCGCTCATATATATACACATATAACTTATGGCAGACCAAAAAGACCTATTTACAAGATTAAAGAAAATGTTTTCGACGGACGTTATCGTCCGTAATGTGGGCGGCAAGAAGCTGAAAGTAATTGACACCGACGAAATTCAATACGCGACTGACAGAAACAGTTTGCGCGATAGGTTTAACCGACTCAGAAGTTCGACCTATAACTTACACAACCGTGATATGTCAATGGCATATCAAGCGTCTCGATTGGAGCTTTTTAGAGATTATGATGTAATGGACATGGACCCCATTATCGCATCGGCGCTGGACATTTACTCCGATGAATGTTTAGTTCCAAGCGAATTCGGTAAGATATTAACAATTCACTCGGAGAATGAAAACATCAAAAAGATCCTCGAAAATCTTTTTTATGATATTCTCAACATTGAATTTAACATGTGGTCGTGGACCAGAAACATGTGTAAATACGGAGACATGTTTTTGCGGTTGGAAATATCTCCGGAGTATGGTGTATACATGGTTCATCCGATAAGCCCATATGAAATTACCCGCGTCGAAGGATCGGACCCAAAGAATGTAAACTATGTAAAATATCAGCACGATGGAATGGGAGGGGGAATGGAATACGAGAATTTTGAGATAGCGCACTTTAGACTGTTGAGCGACAGTAATTTCCTTCCGTATGGCAAAAGCATGATTGAGCCAGCCAGACGCGTGTGGAAGCAATTGAGCTTGATGGAAGACGCAATGTTAATCCACCGTATCATGCGCGCACCCGAGAAGCGTATGTTCTATATTGACGTTGGCAACATTCCACCAGCAGACATTGATGCCGCGATGCAAAAAGTTATCGGGCAGGTAAAAAAGGTTCCGTACATTGACGAGCGCACGGGCGATTACAATTTGCGATTCAACTTAAATAACATGATCGAAGACTTCTATCTTCCGGTTCGTGGCAGTGACAGTGGAACTAGAATCGACACGTTGCCGGGTATGGAATTTACGGGCATCGATGACTTAGAGTATATTCGCAATAAGATGATGGCTGCACTAAAGATTCCAAAAGCGTTCTTGGGATACGAGGAAGGACTGTCTGGTAAGGCGACCCTCGCAGCAGAGGACGTTAGATTTTCTAGAACAATTGGTAGAATTCAAAGAATTATTGTGTCTGAGTTAACTAAGATCGCAATTGTTCATCTGTACGTTCAGGGGTACCAAGACGCGTCGTTGGTTGATTTTGAATTAGAATTAAGCAACCCGTCTACGATATTCGAGCAAGAGAAAATAGAAATTTGGTCCAGTAAAGTTGCTGTGGCCAACGATATGATGGAGGCCAAATTGTTTAGCAAGCGGTGGATATACAACCATGTATTCAATCTTTCGGACGATGATGTCGAGAATATTCAACAAGATATTGTCAAGGATCAGAAAGAGCTTTGGAGAATGAGTCAGATTTCCGAGCAAGGCAACGACCCGGCAACCAGTGGACAGAAGATGGGCGAAGATGGGGCGTCGGATATGGGAGGCGGCGGTGATATGGGTGGAGGAGGGTTGCCAGATTTGGGCAGCGGCGATGCGATGGATGGCCCAGCGTCGGGTGGGGGGGATTTGCCAGAACTGGAAGAAGTTAAAGAAGGCGGTGCGGTTTTAGACGAAGAGACTAGAAAAGAACGCGAACGAGGAGGTAAACACCGCCCAAGCCAAGAAGGTAATAAAGCAGAGTATACAAGTGGATTCGATAAAACTCGCGGGGAAGACCCGCTGGGGAAGATGCAAAATACCGAAAAGCCCAACAAGTCAAGTAGGGGATTGAAACATATATACAGAGGCTCTCCATTATCACTACAAGAAGATTTAAAAACATTAAAGTTAAATCTGCGGACAAAATATAATAAAAGCCAGAAAAAGACAATTCTTGAGAAAAAGTCCATGTTAGATGAGTCTAATCTGATTCAAGAAGATAAACAACCGTAAATATAGAGTTTTTATCATATATGCACATATTTATAAATAATCAAATTGTATGAAGAAGCTGAAACACTCTAAGTATAAAAACGCCGGGATATTATTTGAACTTCTTGTTCGTCAGGTAACGGCTGATATATTGAACGGAAACGAAGATTCAAAAGCTAATAATATTTTAAGAAAATATTTTACCGAATCTACTGAACTTGGTAAGGAGAATCGTTTGTACCGAATAATAATGGAAGAGAAAACCAAGGACCAGTCGTCGGCGGATAGGTTGCTCGAAACAATCATTAATGGCAGAAAAAAGTTGAATGAAAAATCTCTCACGCTTCAAAAGTATGAACTGATTAAGGAGATTAAAACTAATTATCCAATCGACAGCTTTTTGAAGGGCAGCATTTCAAATTATAAATTATTGGCTTCCATTTATAAAGTATTTGAGGAATCCGTCAATGTGCTGGAATGTGATCCAAGAGAAATTTATCGCGCGAGGAATTGTATTGTAGAGAGCATTGCTGCACCCAAGACCCCGACACGAGTAATAACCGAAGAAGAAAAGAAAGATTTGATACGAGTATACCAACAACAGAACGAGGACGTTCGCTTGCTGGCGTATAAATTGTTGGTCGATTCATTTAATGAAAAATATAAGAATCTCGACGACAAACAAAAGGTGTTAATTAGAGAATATATCAATAACGTAAGTAACACCAATTCACTGCGCGAGTATATTAACACAGAAGTTCCGGATGTGCGCAAGCAAATTACCGAACTTAAAGTCAAAATTAACAACGACGTGGTTCGTATCAAGTTAGACGAAACCTTAAATCAATTGGAAAAAATTACCAAGGGAACGCTGGTTAAAGAAAATCAAATTATGGCACTCATGTTGAGTTATGAACTTATCAAAGAGTTGAAGCAAATTAAATAACATGGCACAAGACACCAAACAACTTATCCGCGAACTTGTCGACGAAGTATTAAAAGAAATGACTTCTACCGGAGGGGTTGCCGGTTATATGACACCCAACGCATTTCGTGGACACCGGAGCAAAAAGAAATCAGCCGAACGTTCAATGCCGGGTGGAAAAGTAGTTGGCGATGAAGTTGAGACGGACGATACCACTATAGGCGAGGCAACCGACGACCGTTTACCAATACTTCGGCGTGGTGGGCTGTCAGAGGACCGCAATCGCTATCGCAATTTTAAAAACAGCGATTTAATGAAAACGCACTCGAAAATCTCCTGTGGTATCAGTGAAGCAAAAAAGATGTTGGGCGAAGTTGAATATCTGCTGGGGATATGTGAAAGATTAAAAACCGAGGCGGATGTTCCTACAAATAATCTTTGGGCTCGCACGAGACCTAATATGCGAGAAATTCACCTCCGCTTGAAGGAAATCGCAAAACGAATTAACCGAATGGGTAAATAACACACATATGAAACTTCAAGACTTAGCCAGAAAAATTTTAAAAGAAGACACTTGGGGAAACAACCCATCTTCCGCTGGGAGCATGAATCTGGGCCGTTCGCCCACGGCTAAATCGCCAAATCCGACATATTATAATCCTCGACCGGAAGTGGAGAAGTTGATAAGTAACGTAGAAAAATCGGAGGCCGGTGAGGAGATGAAACTAGACACCAGCGTGTCTCAAAAATTAGTTGGTAAGAACGCAACGGTCAAGGCGTCCAAAGGGTCCGTTGGACAAACCGAGAAAGAGTATACAATTGATGTTTCCTCCGTGGATGTCCACAATTTAAACGATGTATTTTATATTGTATTAAAAGGCAAGGAACGTGGAAATGGCAAGGAATCCGATTATTATGTTAATACAAATTTCCAAGTAAAAATAAATGCAAACGCAGAGCCGGAAGCACAAGAAACTCCGGAATCACCGGAGCCGGTGGCAGTTAGTCGGGGGCCGCAACCGCAACCACAATCACAGTCTAAGCTGAAACATGTGGGCGGGATGATTCCCAGTAAACCGTTGAACGCGCCGTCGCGCAGAAACATTATTCCACAAGGATAACCCATATGAGCAGACAACTATTAGTAGATTATATTCCGTTTGAAATAACTCCTCAAATGTTAAATGAGGCCAAAGCAAACACAAACGGCACGTTGGTTTTGTCTGGTCCGCTGCAAAAAGCGGGCGAGAAGAACCACAACGGGCGAGTCTATCCAAAAGAAGTACTTATTAGAGAAATAGAAAAATACCAACAAGTAATCAGGGAGCGCCGCGCTCTGGGGGAATTGGATCACCCAGATTCATCTATTATCAATCTAAAAAATGTATCGCACAATGTTCGCGAGGCGCACTGGGAGGGTGACACTGTCGTCGGACAGATTGAATTGTTAACCACGCCGAGCGGAAACATTGCCAAAGAATTAATTAAAAACAACGTTATGTTGGGCATTTCTAGTCGAGGCTTAGGCTCTGTGCGTAATATTGCCGAAAATACCGTCGAAGTTCAGGAAGACTTTGAACTTTTGTGCTTTGATTTGGTGTCTTCTCCTTCAACCCGTGGCGCATATATGGGATTGAACGAAAGCATTGCACACGAGCGCAAGGTCATCGCGACAGTTGATAAAAGAGACATTAACAAATATTCAAATATAGAAACTCTAATCAGAGAAATTTTGTCGGAGGTACGTTGAGGATCAGTCCAAGAAATTATAAGAAGTATGGTTAAAGAAGCAATAAACGAAATAGCCGCGAAGTAAACTTATCTTATATTTATTATACATATATGAATAACAAAATTACAAATCCTTTTCTAAAACAGATGTTGGCGGAGATAGCTAGTAACGCGACCAAAGGCAGAATGGTCGACCTAAATTGGACGGAAATCAACGAGGCTAAAAAAAAGAAAACTATAAAGAAAGAAGCGGCCAAAAGACCGCCACAAGAAGACCCGACCGCGGGTACCGAAGATGAAACACCAACACAACCACCAAGTCCCAGTGGCGCGCCAGATGCCGGAGATCAAGTCCCGGCAGATGGTGATAGTGGATTACCAGACCTCGGCTCTGACCCAGCACAAGAAACTCCTCCCGCTGAGACCGATGGCATGGGCGG